GAGAATGGCTTGTTCGAACGTTGGAGCGGTTCCCGCTTGAACAATGTGCGTAACGAGGTTGGGCCAGGTAAATGGTCTCTGGTATACCAGAACCTCGATGTCGCTGAAGATGCCATCTTCGACCCAGTGTGCGTCCGTGGCGCGGTAAATGGTATGAGAAAACCTGGGGTACTGGTATCTGGCGCGGCAGGTCATCCTGCGGATTCGCAGAATTTCTATCGCATCATTGGGATTGACCCTGCTATGTCGGGGGACACTGCAACGGTTGCGTATGCTGTAGATCGCCGCACTAATAAGCGTTACGTCATGGATGTGAATATCATGACGGCACCGACGCCTGCGGCGATTAGGTCTCTCATCAAGGAATGGGCGGACGCATATCGGCCCCACACAGTTATTGTGGAGTCGAATGCGTTCCAGTTGTTCCTCACTCAAGATGAGGAGATCAGGTCGTTCCTTGCCGCTAAGGGTATTGCGTATCGACCTCATCATACGTCTAACAATAAGCAGGATCCCGAGTTTGGTGTGGCGTCACTGGCACCGCTGTTCGGCACTAAGACGAAGCGTGAGGGCCAAGAGTCCCTCAAGCATGCCAAGGACAACCTGATTGAACTTCCTGATTCTTCCTCTTCGGAACATATCAAGAAGATGGTTGAGCAGTTGATCACTTGGCAGCCTGGTGTTCGGGGTAGCAAGTTGAAGATGGACGCCGTGATGGCGTTGTGGTTCTGCGAGATTGTGGCCCGTGAAGTGTGCGCCAACTCTGCAGGCGTTTCTAAGTTTCTTAAGAATGAGTTCGCGTCGGCTCGGGACATTGAGACCCGCTACGTGATTAACCTGGACGAACTTGCTGCTTCGCAGCATGGCTTTGTCCGTATTTAGGAGGAGGTGAGCGAGTGGCTGACTACGCGCAGAAGTTTGATGCTATCCGTAAGCGCAATAGCGAGCGTGATAAGCGTATGCGTGAAGTGTCCCTCGTTCGTGCTGGCCACGCAGAGCAGGTTTTTCCTGGCCTGTTCCCTGAGGGTATGTGGTCCCGACCGATTGTCGCTAATCTGATTGACGTTGTGGCTAAGGATCTGTCCGAGCAGATCGGTATCATCCCCACAATCACGGCTTCTGGCGATTCCGCGCTTGATGAGTCTGCCCGCACTAAGGCAGATAAGCGGACGAAGATCGCTAACTACTACATTGCGTCCAGTAAGTTAGGCAATGGCATGATTCGCGCTGCGGATCAGTTCATCACGTACGGTTTCGTGCCGTTCCGTATCGAGCCTAACTTCAAGGGTGGCCGTCCGCATATTCATGTGGAGTCTTCCGAGGCTGCCTACTACGACATTGACCGTTTCGGTGAGATGCAGGTTTACTGCAACGTGTTCAAGCGTCGCGCTGGTGACCTTGCCGCGATGTTCCCTGAACTTGCTGACAAGATCATGAAGCGTGGAACGTTTGGATCTACAGATCCGACCGCATACGTTGAGGTGGTGCGCTGGTATGACGTTAACAACAGCGTTATGTTCATGCCCGACCGTGAAGATCTCGTTCTGGCGAAGGTGCCGAATAAGATTAGTCGTGTTCCTGTGGTGGTTGCACAGCGACCGTCACTGGATAATCAGGCACGCGGGCAGTTCGACGATGTGCTACCAGTGTATGCGGCTAAGGCTCGCCTCGCACTGCTAATGATGGAAGCGACGCAGAAGTCCGTTGAGGCTCCGCTCGCTCTTCCGCAGGATGTTACCCAGTTGTCCATTGGACCTGACTCGGTCATCCGCTCAAACTCCCCCGAGAAGATCCGCCGTGTCCCATTGGACCTCCCGCAGTATGCGTTCGCGGAAAACAACCTTCTCGGGGATGAACTTCGTTTCGGCACTCGCTTCCCTGAGTCCCGCGCTGGTCAGGCTGACGGTTCTATCGTCACTGGCCAGGGTGTTAAGGCGCTGCAGGCAGCGTTCGACGGCCAGGTCAAGGTCGCTCAGGGTGTCCTGGGTGAGGCTCTTGGCGAGGCAGTGTCTCTTGCCCTCATGGTGGACGAGGCTTACTTCGGTGACACGTCCCGTGAGGTGCAGGGTTCCTCGAATGGTGTCCCGTACAAGTTGAAGTACAAGCCGCAGTCGGACATTGCGGGTCAGTACGGTGTGAATATCGAGTATGGCTTGATGGCTGGTCTCGATCCGAACCGTGCGCTCGTGTTCGCGCTGCAGGCTCGTGGCGACAAGTTGCTGTCCCGTTCGTTTGTGCGCCGTCACCTTCCCATCAGCATGAATGCGGCTGAGGAAGAGCGTGCCGTGGACATGGAAGAGATGCGTGACTCGCTTAAGGCGAGCGTTGCTGCTCTTGCTGGCGCTATCCCGCAGATGGCTTCTCAGGGTCAAGATCCGACCAAGATCATTGAGCAGATGGCTAAGGTCATCGATGCGCGTAAGAGGGGTGTTCCTATTGAGGATGCCGTCGCTAAGGCGTTCCAACAGCCAAAGCCTGAGCCTGCTCCTGCTGCTCCGTCTGGGCTTGAGGAAATGATGGGTGGCGCTGGCGCGCCTCCTGAGCAGATGCCTGCTGGTCCCGCACCTGAAGATGTTATGCCGCAGGGTCGTCCGCCGATGCAGCAGTTGCTTGCTGGGTTGACTGGTTCTGGTAATCCAACCCTGTCGAGCAAGGTGTCTCGCCAGGTTCCCGCTTAGGAGAATCAATGAATTACGCAAAGCCTGCAGCAAAGGGTGGCAAGAAGGGCCCCGCAGTTAAGGGTAAGAAGCCGCTTCCCGCTTTCCTTACGGGTGCGGCAGACAAGTCCAAGTCCAAGAAGAAGTTCGTTCCGTTCAAGAAGGGTAAGTAATTATGGGTATGGGTAAGCAGGGTGGGAAGGGTACCGCCCCAGTGGGAAAGCCGATTATGGGTGGCAAGCCTGGTGGCAAGGTCGTCGGTGGCGGCAACGTCATGAAGGGCGTCACTCCTAAGGGCATCAAGGGCAACAGCAACAAGGCTAAGTAGTCATGGCTGCTAAGTCGGGAATTTTTGATTTTGTTTTTAAGAGTGGCGCTAAGGCCGCTAAGGAAATGACCAAAGGTACTAAGCCCGCTCAGCGCGGTGTAGGGGCAATGCCGAAGAAGGCTACTCCCGCTAAGCCGACTCCTCCTGGGCGTTTCGGCCCGAACGTGAAGGTTCTTCCAGGTAATGGACCAAAGCGTGGCCCGATGGGCCGCATGGATAAGTACATGGATGAGACTGGTCGTCCAGCGATGATCAACGCTACTCCGCTTGCAAAGAAGGCTGTTCCTGCCAAGAAGATGGCCCCCGCAAAGCGGACACCAGCAGAGTTAGCGCAAATGGGCAAAGCAGCAGGGGCTGCCAAGGCTGCACGCATGCAGAAACTTAAGGCAGAGAAGGCGCCAGTTCCTCCCAGGGGAGCAATTCCTGTAAAGAAGGCTCAGCCTGGACGTGTCTCTCCCGAGACTGCTCGCAAGTTGGCCGTTATGAATAAGAACAAGACATACACACAGCGTAGGGACGCGGTTCGCATGCTTCCCGCTAAGCCTCCCGTGAAGAAGTTTCGATAAGGAATCTTAATGGCCCCCAAAAAGTTTGGAATGACTAAGCGCGAAAGCGACGCACGTCGCGCTTCGGCTTCCATCAAGAGGAGTCTGCCCAAGAAGTCTACTTGGACGCCGCCCAAGCAGCCTACTATCACCACGCGCAAAGAAAGCAACGATGTCGTTGCGACTAGTCGCTATGGCACGAAGTTTAAGCCGCAGGCTCCTGGTGCTTCGAAGTCTGTTCTTCAACGTATTGATGAGATCGGCGGAGGTGCCGCTGATTTTGTAATGCCGCAGAAGACTGCTGGCAAAATTGTAAATCGGCAGGCGCTTGACGCTGAGGATTACTTGGCTCTTGCTTCTCTTCTTCCCGTGCCTGGAGTTAAGGCAGCCGCTAAGGGCTTTCAGGCCGTCGGTAAGGGTGCTAAGGCTCTTGCTAATCCTACGCCTGCGTACGCTGCAACCAAGGCTACCCTCCCGAAGGTTGCCAAGGCAACTGCAGAAAATCCTTGGGCGGGCAAGCCAAGGCAGATCCCTGCAATGGTTAACAAGCAGCGTCGTGCTGACCTTGCCAAGATTGCAGAGAAGACGGGCGAGTCGCGCACCAAGATTAATGCAAATCAAGTAAAGGTTACTCCAAAGCAAGGGCCGAAGAAGTCACCTCCGACTGTTCCGCCCACTAAGGGTGTTGCCATCAAGACTGATGACACCCCTAAGATCGGTGGGCGCCCTAGGTCGCCTCGCGTTATTCCTGAAGAGTACCGTGCAACTAGGCCGACAGATGTTGCTGGCGAAACGATTAAGCCGTTTGACGCGCCAAGGCCCCAGTATCAGCAGTTTAAGGTTGACGGCAAGTATGGCGAAGCGGAGAAGGCAAAGTTCAAGGCCGCTGTTAAGGAATGGAAGCGTAAGAGCAACGCAGCCGAGAAAAAGGCGGCTAATGCTCCAGCGGAGCAGCGCACTGGAACTCCGCTAGAAAAGATGCGTGAGGATGTTTCCAGGGCTCGATTCCGTGAGGCCAAGGGAGACTTCTACAAGGCTGGGAAGCAAGAAGGATCTACGGAAGCAAGAATCCAAAGCACGGCATTGAAGGAAGAAGCCGCCGTAGATCGTGCGCGTGGCGCTCAATACGCTGAGATGTTGAAGGAAACTCCTGGCGGGGTTATTCCTGAGCGTCCTCCTGTGCGTTACCCGAACGAGGGAACGCGTGGCGGAAAGACCTATGACTCAAGAAAGAGCAAGTTTACTACTCGACCAGCAAAGGTTCGTGTAGCACCAAAGCGTGAAAATTTTGCCACTGATGCTAAGTACAAGTCGGCGAAGAACAAGTATGATAAGGCTATTGCGGATGCTCGTGCCAAGGCTGACGTTAAGCAGCAGAGTGTAAAGCCTGGAACCGATACTCCGACTGATCGTCCTAGCAATGTCGCACCGAGCATCGCACCCAAGGCTCCTTCCCGTAAGGGTGGTTTTAAGGAGACTGGTTCTCGCTTTAGGCTTGAGGGCAAGACTGGCAAGGCTGGCGAGCCTGAGATGACTAAGCGTCCGAAATTGACCGAAGAGGCTTATGTCGGCGAAGAGTCAATTAAGGCAAGGAAGCAGTTCCAGGGCATCCGTCCTGGCAAGGAAGTTCCTGAGTACCGCAACGTAATTGATAACCTTCCTGACGCGAAGCCAGCCCCCAAGGCAAAGGCTCCCTCGGCGAAGGCTCCTGCTGCAAAGTCTAAGGGCAAAGCCAAGACAGAAACTAAGGCGAAGGAAGAAGCCCCAGAGGCAACTCCCGAGTCTGCCACTACTCGGCCTGCAGCGATGAAGTCTCCGACTAAGGCTGGCGCTAGCAAGACTAAGTTCCGTCCTGGCATGAAGGCACCGTCTAAGTCAGCATCTCCGACTCCTGCTGCTTCTACTCCGAAGAGACCTTCGGCGAAGAAGGAAAAGGTTGAGGACGCAAAGCCTGTTGAGGCAACTAAAGCAGAGACTCCAGAGGCTCCGACGCCTAAGGCTCCTCGGGCAAGCAAGCCCAAGCCTGCTGAGCAGCAGCCAGAAGCAGCGCCGAAGAAGTCTACGCCTAAGCGGCCCAAGGCCCCCAAGCAGGATCCTCTGCCACCGCGTCCAGCGGACAGCAAGTTCAAGTCGCGTGAAACCCCCGCTAGTAAGCGTGGAGTTTTCACTAACAAGGCTGGCACTCGCTACGTTACTGACACTAAGGCGCAGAAGGCTCTCGACGAGCGTATGAAGCCGAAGGTCACACCGAAGCAAAAGGACAAGGCGCAGGCCATCGCGAAGGGTGTCGCCGCCACTGGTGCAGTTGTCGCTACAGGTTCAGCGCTCGGGATAACTCGCGATAGTGACGTTTCGCCTAACGAT